ATTCTTTTTTATCTTTTTTAATTATTCTTCTAGCCATTACATGACTATCTTCTTCTCCAAATATCCATTTAAAAGGAGGTTTTTTTAAAACTTCTTCATAATGTTTGATAGAATCTTTTAACATTTTTATTTCTTCTTTATGTTCTTCGTGCATATTTTTTCTCCTTAACCTCTAAATGTTTTATCAATAATTCTATTTTGAAATTTATCTTTATCAAAATTAGGATTAGACTCTTTGATAATATTACAAACTTCTTCTTCAAATTGAGCAAAAAGATGCAAAAAATATTCTGCGTCACTTCCATCTTTGTAATTGTGCTTATCTAAAAAAGAATTAATTTGATCTTTTACTTTATGAATTATTTTATAATTTTCAGCAAAAGCATTACTAAGTTTTTCTAAGTTCATTTTTTTCTCCATAATTAATATATATAAATTTATGCACATTTATTTTACATTTACAATACATTTATTAACATTTTGTATTTTTTTTATAATTCTATATAAATCCTTGTAAGGGGGCTGGTTTCCTTAAATTGACATCTTTGGTTAATTTTTTCATTTTTTTCTCCTAATTAAAATGTTCCAGCCCTTTTTTTATGCTATATCTAGTGTGTGAAAGAGTCTGACATACAAGAAGAAATCTGCGATTATCTAGACGATAAGAAAAAAACCCATTTATTTCGGTATTTTCACGTTCCTAATGGCGGCAAACATAAGGTTTGGTATTTACATAAACTGGTGCGTATGGGTATGAAATCTGGTGTTCCAGACTTGGTGTTAGAATTTCCAGAAGGTAAAATGGTTTATTTAGAGATCAAAGCTGAAAAAGGCAGGTTATCAGAAAAGCAGATTATATGGCAAAAAGTGTCTAAGATACTAAATACCCCACACTATGTCATAAAAGGCTCTGTAGAGGCAAATATGAGCGTTTTAGAGGGTATTTTTGATCTGTTCCCAGATAGTAAGATTAAGGCGTGATTTTAGTGATTTTTTGAACTACGCCTAAAGGGATAATATTCCTATCTCCATAAAACCCATCTTCAGAATAGCTGGCGAAGGTATAGAGGTATTTTTTATCTTTTTTCAGTATAAAAGCTATTGTTTTGATTGTTGCAGTGCGTAGTCTTAATGCTTCTTCTAAACTTTGAATACTGGAGTCGCCTACAATATCTTCCCAGATAATTTCATGGAGAAAATAGTCTGAATTATTAATTCTGATTTTTATATCTTTTTTTGATTTTTTTTCTGGCATTAGCTTTGAGAGGTCTACGCTTTTTAGTGCCAATAAGTTCTCTGATCAATGTTGATGTTGTAATCATTTTTTCTTTTTCTTCTTATGTGCAGAGTTTTTCATTAATCTACCATCTGGCATATAATGATATCCTTTAGGTGCTTTCTTTTTTTTCTTTGCCATTATTTTTTCTTCTTTTTCTTTTTTGCCTTACGGGCAGTGCTTAGAGCGATAGCAACTGCTTGTTTGCGTGATTTACCAGCTCGCATTTCTGTTCTAATATTTTTGCTTATTGATCTAGCACTATAACCCTTAATTAATGGCATTACTTTTTCTTTTTCTTTTTAGACTTTGCTTTTTTAGTTTTTTTCATTTTTCCATAATGTGCTGGCATAGCTAACTCCTAATGTAAAATAAAGTTATGAATTAAAATTATTGCCACCATAACAATAATTGCTTGAACCCAAAGTTTGAGTTCTGTGAAAGCATTCCACCATTTCTTTAGTTTCTTTTTCATTTTGTCAAACCTTTCGCTTTTTCAAAACTGCGGAGTCCACCTAAACCCAGCATACCTAATACTAAAGGCATTAACTGCCCTAGATCAAGTTGAACCCAATCTACTTGAACTTGGAACATTTGTAAAATCATATCTAATATTGGCTGGAAAAGGTACACATAGCCAATACTTAAACCAGATACCCAACCTAAAAATGGTCGCCAACCAGATACAAATACTGATCTATGTGAGGCTTCTGCCTTATTTATGTCTAATTGTTTTTCTTGAAGTTTAGCGTCTATCTCCTTCATTTGAAGTTTTAGCTTTTCTTTTTCTTCTCCAGAGAAGTGCATATCATCTATGACATTCCCTACTGCTTTTATAGTGTCACCACCAAATAATTTACCTAACATTAATTATCTCCAAATAGTTGTTTACTTATTCTTGCCATTTTTTCTTTCAAATCTTCTTCTTTATATTTTTTACGCATTTCTAAAATATATTGTTTTTCTTCTGGTGTTGTTATTCTTTTTCTGTGTTTTCTGAGATCAACTTTCTCATTTTCTTCATAAGTGCTGTTGCTCTGTTCGGTGTCTGATTGTACCATCTACTATCTTTCATTTGGGCAATAGCTTCTTTCCAATTTTCATCTGCTAATGCCTGTTTGAATTTAACAAATTTTTCTAACTTAGGCAAACCAATCTGGAATGCCATTTCTAGGCATACCTCTTGCACGATAGCTGGCATATCTCCGCAAGGTTTTAAAAATGTCTGCATATCTCTTTTAGCTATAGTATAATCTATTAGAAATAGTTTCAGTCCTGTTTCATAGTTTATACCATCTCTAAATTCATGTTTTTCACGTTCTTTAACTAAATGTCCCGCTCCTATAGTCCAATTTCCTAAATGGTCTTTGTAAGGTTTTAAAATTATTCCGCCTTCGTGATCAATTATTTCTTGGTGTAGTCTAGCATCATCAATCATCTGTTCCTCCTATATTATTTAATTCTTTTAATTCTAAATCCATTAATGTTTTAAGTTTTTCTAAATACACTATAGCGTCCCATAATTCTTCTTGAGCGTCATCAATCCACGCAACAAAAGATTTTTTGCTGTGTAACATTGTAGAGCCATATTTTTTAATACCATCATCAGCTCTCTTGCTCATTCGTTGCATTATTTTTCGTATCATTTTGTCTTTCGTCATATTTCTCCTCTAGTTCTAACATTGAAATAAAATTATGTGATTGGATATGTCCATCTGAAATCATAAGTTGTGTTATACCATAAGACCAGCCATTAGTATTATTTTTTGCGTATTCTTCTAAATGTCCATAATTCATACACGTTCCAACATTCACAATTTTAACATAATTACCTTTACCTAATTTTGAAGCTCTCCAAGATCTTTCTCTATGTGAATGACCAAATACAATATCATGTGTAGCACTATTTGAAATTATACTTGCTTCTGCTGTCTTGCCCCCAATCTCTCTGCCCATTTCATTCATAGGAACATGAACAAATGCTACGCCCTTACAAAAATAAAAATCTCCATATTCTGAAATACCCCAACCTCTTTTTCTCCATAGAGTTTCATATTGCTGGGAGAAAGCTCCAACTACTTCTTTGTGTTCGTTTTCATATCGGTATAACCGCATTTCGTGATTGCCTAAACAGTAATGCTTAATAGGGTTAATATCCCCCATGCCTTCATGTAAAAGTTTTAAACATTCATCAGTTGTATTTATATCTTCTAAGATAGGCGGTTTCTTAGAACCTTTTACTGTGTGGTTTTTATCGTAAAATGAGCAACTATCAAAAGAACAGAAATCACCAATACAAATTAAATAATCTGGATTATATTCTCTAATAGCTTTACCTATCCATAAGAAACGTGAATGATCTTCTTCTGGGGAACAGTGAGCGTCTGGTATAACAAATACTTTTGTTGGTTCAGAAAATGTGGTGCGTTGTGCTGGTATTCTTACAATAGGTTTTTTATATTCTTCTATAACAACTTGCGACTTCACTTCTTTGTATCTGTGCCACTCTATAGTCCAATGTGAACTTTCTAATGCTAACTTTTCTATCTTATCTATTTTTCGTTGAAGTGTTGTGCGTGGGATATCTAAAATATCCTCTACAATTTTTTTAGCACCAGATGGTTGATTTAAACCACCTTTGCCAAGTGGCGGATAACCTTTATCTAATGCTTCGTGTAATTTTTCTTGGATTAGTTTGAGTTCGTCCCACTCTTTATCTTCCATGTTAGCCAATCATAGATAACACCCAAGATACGAATTGTGTCAAAACCATGAAGCCAATAGCCCATAAAATATAATTAAGTTTGCTAATATCTTTTTCTAAATGTTTTAAATGGTTATTTTGAATAAGATCAATCTTATTATAAATATCCAAGAGTTGTTCTCTTGTTGTTTTAGGTGTTAATTTGCTCATTTATAAAACATTTCATTGCCACAGTTAATTGTCTTTCTTTAAGTTGTTCATCTATTTCTAACACAATACGATCAACAGCTTTATCACAAGTTTCATAATTATCAAAACTTATTGGTAACTTGCCACCTATTGAGCAAAAAGGTGCAAGTGTTAAATTAGCAATACAAATAACAGTATGAATAAACCACATCAACCCTGTCTATTATATTTTTTCCATGATTTCAATTTGTGCTTATTTTTTGGCTTGGAGCGTGAAGAGTTTCCTATACTTGTTCTTTTAACAACCTTATCAAATTTTTCTTTTGCTACAGTTTGTTTAGCCATTGAGTTGACTTAGAGGATTTTCTAAAGCTAGTTTAATTCTTTTATCTATTTTTTCTTCTAGCTTTTGCATTTCTTCTTTTAGTTCATTAACAGTTTCTTTTAAATCTTTGGCATTATCTCTACCATCTTGTTTAACTCTTTGCTCAACATCTTCAACAATAGTTTCAATACGTCTAACATCTGCTTTAAGATCATTTTTTAGTTCCTTTGCAACTCCAGCAACTAATTCAACCTCTCCTAATATCATAGTCATTTCTGATTGTAGCATTTCAGTTTCTAATTGAATAAGGTCTAATCGTTTATCAAAGCCACTTAAATCTGGTGCTGTATAGCTGTTTATCTTCTTTTCCATAGATAAATACCTATTATAAACTTCAAAACCGCCCCATAATACGCCTACAAAACTACTTAAAACAGTAATTATAAGGAATATCTTACCTCCTCTAAACTTTATACCACCTACATCTATTTCTGTTGCCATTGACTATCTATCATTTCATTCATTAAACCATCACTCCCTACAAATAAGAAATAACTTGCCATATCATTATCATTGATAACTGTGTCTGGCAAAACAACATTTGAAAAAAATCCTATTCTATCATTTAGTTGTTGTTGATCTTGGAAAAAGGTTTTAGTGTTCCCTAATACTTGCATAACTACAAGGGTTTTGGTTTGGTTAATATCATCATACTTTTTTTTATCGTTCATCTTTTTCATAATTTTTTTGACAGCTTTTTCTTTAGATGATTCTTTTTGTTCTTGTTGAGGTTCTTCTTGTTCCTCTTTTGTATCTTCTATTTGTTCTGGTTCTTCTTTTTCATTTTCTGATACTTCTATTTCGTTTTCTGGTTCGGCTTCTTCTGTTGATGTTTCCTCTTGTTGCTGTTCTGGTTCTTTTATATCTTCTTCTACCGCAACATCTTCTACTGTTTCTTCTACTGTAGCTTCTATTTCAGTTTCTATTTCTAACTCTAATTCTATTTCGGCAATTTCTATTTCTGCTATTTCTATTTCTATTTCTTCATAACTAGGTTCTTGAACATCAATAGGTGCAAAGTCTATTCCTATATCTGTTTCAACAGGAATATTAGAATCAAAAATATCTTCAACAACATCAATAATTTCTTCTGGAGCATCTGTATTTAATAAAACAAACATTTCTACGCTTGTTATTGTTTGTGTTACAATGGTATTGATAACGTTATAAAGAACATTAACTTGTACTGAGTCAAATAAGGGGCCGATAGATAAATTAATATCTCTACCTCCTATTTCTATAATAACAGTTGTTAAACTCCCAGAAAAATCAAAACTACTTTCATATGTTTGATAACCAGAATTAGTACCACTAGCTGAGAGAATATCAGTACCAGAAAATACTTCTGTTGTTCCATTTTTACCTGTGATGTGCATATACACAGAATCTTGAGCGTCTTGTTTATCTACTTTAATTGAGTAATTAGTTTCTCCACCATATTTTATATTAAGTTCTGAAATATCTACTGTTTGAATAAAAGTTGTTCCAACATTTTCAACACCCATAGTTGAGGTAAAACTAGACCCACCTGTTATCTCAGCACATTTATCAGTTCCTAATTGACCACATGAATTGCCACTAGGCATTGAAGCTGGGCCTTGACCTCCCCAATCAATATTCATTTCTCCATCTTTTGATGAAGTAACAAAATTATTTTCGCTATCTAAAATATTTCCAGAATCTTCATTTGTAACTGTAGTTGTTGTTGTCGTAGTTTCTGTTGTAGTCGTTGTTGTTATACCGCCATTTTCAAATTCTATTGTTTCAGTAATAACTTCATCAATTATTTCTTCTATTGTAGGGGTACAAAGACCTGTGGTATCAGTTGAGCAATCTACAGCTTTACTAGAAAAGGATAGGGAAACCGATATACATAGCCATAGCAATAAATATAAACTTCGTAAGTTCATTGTTAGCTTCTCTTTCTTCAACTGTAATTTCTCTACCTTCTAATAAATTAGCTTTTATTAAACTTCCATCTGGTATCATTTCTGGATTTTCTAACCAGCCTTTTTTTGCATCTATACCAATTTTTGAATCGTAAGGGCAATACGTTCCAGCTTGATACATACTATCCCATGTGCGGCTATCTAAACACAAAACTGACACAGCCGCCACTTTCATACCCATTGAGAATAATCTTGATGAGATCTTTAATTTAGAACATAGAGGATCTTCTCTAACTATTCCAGAAGCTATGCCTAGTATGTTTGTTTGTATTGCTCCACTAGTTGCTACCATACAAATATCAGAATTATTTACAACAACACTTGGAGCATTGGCTGTAGGAACTGATTTATCTATTACTGTTGAACTAACAGTATTTGTTTCTGCACTTTTAGTATCAGTTGCAACAGCAACAAAAGTTATTGCTGTAAGTAAAATAAATAATGTTTTCATCTCGCTGTGGTCGGTACACCATCACTACTAACAAATGGGCTTTCTGCAAATGCCATGTAGATATGAACATCTCCATTATCATTTGTCTCATTATCACTACCCCTTAATTTAAAACCATTAGAAAGAAAATCTATAGATTTACCACCAACAGCACCCTCGGCAATATTCTCATTTGCCAAAAGAACATCATCTGCCGTGTTAAATGTGCTTCTTTTATTATCGTATATATTCCAGTTAGTTGAATCGGCTGTATTTTTAATCATAACCCAAGAAGGACTAAAACCACAGAACACCATAGGCCCATTTGCATTACCATTACCTGTGTAGCTACCAAATTTACTGTAGCCTTGTATGGGTGCAAAACAATAAGCTATATAAGTGCCTGTAAAACTATGATTTGTTTGATAAGCATTTGTAGCTTCGTTATCACCTACTGTAAAAGTTGTCGTATTTGGATATGTATTATTAAACATGGTAGTTGAATTTCCTGCTGAAGCAGTTATGTCTAAATAGATAACCTGTTGAGCTGTGAGAAGAGTTGACCTTATAGGCCAGTTTGAACCTCCTCCTGAAGCATTTACGTTTCTTCTTTTTATAATAATTATTTCTGGTTGTGCACCAAGTCCATGCCCTACAGTTGCACCATTAACTCCATTTCCTGAATACGAAACAATGCTAAATCCCGCAGTTGTATTAGCTTGTACTGTTGAAGTTATTGTACCATCTGTATTACTTGCTGTTGTTCCACTATTAGCTTTCCATTGCCAACCAACATACGTTTTACTAATCTCGTTTGTTTTACCATCACTACCTACTGTAAAACCATCAGAATCAAAACTAGTAAAAGCACTCGCTGAACTTTCCTCATTAGTATTATTTGAACTTAATATTTTATTTGCTCCAACAGTTGAATTTGTTAAAGCGTGTGAAGAAGTTGCATCTCTTTCTTTAACCCAAACCCAATCTGGTTGTAGATCAGAATTACCATCATTAACTACATTATTTGTACCTCCACCATTACCAGAATAAAGTGCTGTCTGAAAATATGCTGATGGGTCGTCTATTGTTGTATAAGCCATTATCCGTACTCCGCTAGGTTCTTGGTACATAGTGCATAATATCCACTAGGCACTGCGTATTCAAAGTTCCCATATCCGTTAGCGTCTGAATTACCGCTTGATATTGTGTAAGCTGGATTGCCTGTATTTAAACTAAACATATTAGTATTACTGCCAGTATGAGTTGCTACATAGAAAGTATAAGGTGCAAAAGTAGATAAATTACTATCAGTTATTGTGGTTCCTACTTGACTTCCATTTTTAAAAAATTTTATTGTATTATTATCCATATCAAGAGCAATAGCTAGTATGTCATTTGTTGTGTATGTTGCTAAACCAGTTTGAACATTTGAATTATTAACTTTAAGGTTACCTCCATATTCATATGCAAATGGATAACCATTATCACCGTACGGAGGGTGATTTGCAAGATTAAAAGAAAATCCATCACCATATCCAAACACCCCTATTTCAAAAGTGCTAGATAAACATTTTCCTTCTATATACCAAGCACCATTGCTTACAGCTATAGTGCTAGGACACCCAGATTGTGCATCACTATTAGCATTAATAGAAAGATTTCCTTCTGAGAAAGTTGCGGCTCCTGTAACTGTATCATTGTCTAATGGATTAAAAGTACAGAAATTATTTGTAGGTGTATCTGTTGTTTGATCTGTTGCTGTTAAATTAGTTGCTGTAAAATCATTTCCATTTCCAGATGTATCCGTTCCTAATGCCCCAGAATTTTTATACTCAAGTTTAAAGCCATTTGTGCCATATGAACCAGAAAATCTTTTAGGTATCCAAACTCCGTTATCATTTGTTTCACCAAATTCTGTTGGTGCTAATTGTTGTCCGTCTATATTATATGTATCTGCTAAATAAAAATCAGAATTTTCATCCGCAGAAAAAGCACTACCACCTACATTCATTCTATTAGTAGTATTCCATGTAAATGTATCATTTTGGTTTGGATAAGTAGTATAAGTTGAATTTAATCCTGTTTGTTCTCCATTAACATAAAATTTAACTCTATTACTAGCTGTTGCTTGTGTCGTATCAAATGCAAAAACTAAATGATACCACGCACTACCATCACGAAAAAATCTATCAATTCCTAAATTCATTCCACCAGTTGCTTCACATCTTATTGTATTTCCTCCTGAAGCATTATTTATATTTGTTAAAACTATTAAAAAATAATCACTTGGTCTGCTTTCAAAAATATTTTGTGAACCAGAAGTGTCTACAAAATTACAAAATTTAATCCATGTACTTAATGTAAATGTTTTGTTGTTACTTGCACTTGATGGTATTCTTTGTAAATATGCGTCATCTTCTTGATTAAACCTAAGTGAATTATCTATAGAAAATCCAGCTACAGCAGAATTAGAACCTAATACTGGGAAAGGCATTAATCAGCCTTTGTTGGAAATTCGCCTAGTGGTCTTGTATATACTGGATTTGCTTCTGTGCCTGTGTTTGTATATTCAAATAATGCTTTGAGTTCTTCTACGTTTGACGCATCATCTATTTGTGTTTGCATAGAATTACATTTTGTTCTGACACTAGCTCTATATGTTTTCCAACCACTATCCATTGTTGTTGAAGTTTCTTTTGCTTTAATAACTCGCCAATCACTTGGTTGTAAAATACCAGCACATTGTTGATCTATCATTTCTTTTTTAATTGTTTTTAAACCTTTAATAACAACAATAGGGTCTAGTTCAACGCCATCTTCATCAGTTGCGTTTCTATCTTCTATTTCTTTAGCTGTAGCAGTACCATAAGTACCTACAACTTCATCACTATCAACTGCATAAGTTATATTTGTATTAATATACCATGCTTCATCTTTTTTATTAGTTGTATCTACTCTAACAGGATAAATGCCGATAGCTTGTAGTTCTTCATTAGACCATGAAAAAATTTGTTTTGGATATTGTGTATCGCCAATAGTAACACCTTTATTTCCTTTGAAGAATTTTGTTACTGATCCACTTTCTACTAATGCAAACATTTTAATCCTATGTAGCTGACATATTTAATGATCTGCCGACCTCTTGCCAAACAGTTCCGTTATAACGAAAAACAAATTGATCTGATTTGCCACTTGTTGATGTAGCAGTTGGTGCGGTACTTGCCGCAAACTCAAAGACTGTATTCCATGCTATAGTATGTGTTCCGCCATATTGAATATTTAATGCTATAAAGCCACCTGTTTGAGCATTACTTGGAGCAGAGAAAGTTGTATTTTCTGTTGTTGTATGTTTTGCGTTTGGTGCGGCTTGACTATCCCAAGCGACTGCGTTTGATGATGATGTTATTGCTACTTCTGGATAATACGCAAGATCATTAAAAACAATTTTACCTGTTCCGTTTGGTGTAAAAGTAATATTGCCATTTGATGTAGAAACAAAAGCATTTCCATTTACATCTAAATCGCCACCTAGTTGAGGAGTAGCATCATTGCTTACTTCAAATGCACCTGTAATAACAATATCATTACCACTTAATGTAACACCAATATTTGCATTACCAGATTTTATACCAAACAGTTGTCCTGATGAACTTGCTGTTAAAGTATTTCCGTTGTCAACTTGAATACTTCCGAAATCATTGTCAGCAAGATTAGATGTATTTAGGTATACGCTATTTCCGTCTGAACTTATGGCAATAGTTCCGTCGCTGTTTCGTAATGATTTAAATTCTAAATTTTGTGCAGTTTTTTGTTTAAAGATTCCCTCACCTATTCCTAGGTTAGAGCCAGTGTTTGTCTCTCCACCAACAGCAAGTAATTCTGTAAAGTTATCATTAACTTTGTCAAACGCTGTTCTTAGATCGTCACCTGTACCATCATTTGGATTAGTACCTATGTTAATTATTTGTATTGCCATAATAGTTTCCTACACCTTTATTTACAGTCTACCCACCACAACTTCGATGGTTCCAATATCTGTTGAATCATAATCTTGTAGTGCTTTTCCAATTACACTTCCTAATTTTGGATCGTCCATTGCAACTCCAACTCCAGGATAATCACTTGCTACAATCATATCACCCTTGTTAATTTTGCCAACTACTTTACATGGAACTCTACCTTGTAATGCTACTGCAACAACATTGTCACCTTCCATCTCAGCGTTCATTAAGTGTGCTGGATTTTCAGAAACAACACCTGCTACTCTACGGTCGCCTTTTGTTTGTGTTGCGATAACTTCTGCTTCTCCGCCAAATACTAGCACAGTGCCAGGCTCATATTCCTTATTAGCCAAATACATCTCAGCTAAGTCAGCGTATTTCGCTGAAGTTGCAACACCTTCAAACAGCGTTGCATAAACAGCGTTCCAAACATTGCCACTATCACCTAATGTTCTAGTGTTATTACCATCTGGAATAATGCTGTTTGTTTCACCATTAAATGTAATAGTGTCAGTTGAATCACTTCCTAATGTAGTGTTTCCATTTACAGCAAAGTTTCCTGTTATGGTACCGCCTGCTGTTGGAAACTTAGTATTAATCTGTGTTTGGATAGCACTAGTAACGCC